GGCGTCGGTCAAACTTTACGACGCTGGTATTAACTCACCGAAGTTTACCAATCGTTCTCGTCCTCGCCCCCCCTGTCTCCTCCTTCGAGGTGGAACAGCGTTGGGAAAGACCGCCATTGTAGAACTGCTCGCTAGTTCCGTACTGGTGAAGAGCCTCGGAGTTACTCCTAAGGAAATCCGAGATAATGGTCTAGGCAACTATTTGTATTCAAGAAATGCATCACAAGAGTTTTGGGATGGTTTTCAAACTAAGGGACACAAGATCGTCCTTTACGATGATTTCGCGCAGTTGCGTGATTCAACGTCTAATCCCAACCCTGAATGGCATGAATTGATACATGGAGTGAATGGATTCGTGTATAATCTCCATATGGCGGAACTTGGCCAAAAAGCTAACACTACGTTGGAGGCTAACATGTTTATGCTCACTTCAAACATCCAACGGCTTAGTTGCCCTTCTCTGACAGATCATTCTGCTGTCAGTTCTCGTCTGAGTCATATCTATCGGTGTGACATTTTGCCCGAGTTCAAGATTCGTGGCCCTGATGGGAAGATGCGCCTCGATGCCCAAAAAGCTCGAGAAGCGTGTGGGAAGGCATTAAATTTGGATGTGTATCGGTTCTATCGCCAATATGTCGATGACACAGGCGCCTTTGTTGACTACCGTGAGCCTGCAATAACTTATCATGAGTTGAAGCAGACGATGATCGACGCAGTCACAGAGACGTTGGAAGATCGTGTCGACATGAATGAATTTCGTGACCAGTATCTGAATGAGTTGGCTGAGGAACATCAGGAAGTGCAGGAATTGCGCCGAGAACTTCACGGTCTCGCATGGCCTTTGACAAAAGGAATTAAATGCGATGAGTGTGGTGAGTTCTTGTTCCCAGGGGATAAGCCTGAGTGGCGATTGCGTTCTCCGTGGAGAGGTAAGACAATATGTGCTCAGCATGACTTCTATCAGGAAGCTATAGCTGATGACACAATTATGGTCCGGGAACAAATGCAGACCGCAGCGGCGAAGATTCGCACATGGAAGAATCAGATGATGTATTATGTGAACAATCACACCGGCGTGCGAATAGCACTTGCTCTTGCAGCAGTGCTTGCTGTGTTCGCAGGTGTGTATTCTATTCTACATTATGCAGCGAAGAAAGTTCAGAAGAAGTTGACGACACAAATTGTTGAATTGGTTTTGAGTGATCCGGAGACAGGTGAACAACTTGAATGTAAGGATCTAGCGAGTTTCCTTCAATTTTCCGCATTCCTTCAGGTTTGTGGTGAAGCAGAAGGCCTATCAAACAAAACCATTCTTAACGTATTAGCACCGACGGAGCAGAAGGCGATAGAGATTGTGAAAGAACAATTGGAGTCACCTAACGCTCGTTGCATGACACTTTCAAGTCGTGCGCTCACTGGTTTCATCTCGATGAGTCCCGTAGAGTGGTGTGAGAAAGCGGGTCTGGTATGCCCTACAATTACCTATGACAGAGACACACATTCTGGATCACCCGGATCTCGAATACTCCACAACAAGCGTCATAACATGAAGACGAAAGGTGGACGATACCTCCATGCTCTCAGTGGCTCAGACCTCTGGAGCGCTATATATCAATGCGGAAGTACCGATATTCTCGACAATTATACCGTGTCGATTGGAGGGAAGGACGTTCAGGCGATCCACCTGAGAGACGAACAAGATCTCGTTCTGGAGACCGTTGATGAAGAGTGGGTGGTTGATCGCCCTCGCGACGTTCATTCACAAGAGTGTGAAAATCTATCAGTGAAGGTGAGACGTAATATGGTGGTTTTTGGATTTCAAAGAGGCAATGATAAGCGCGAATTAGGTTGCATGACCTTTGTTCGTGGTTCGATTGTGATGATTCCATACCACTTCATAATAATGATTCGGAACCTACCAGAGGATACCCAGTTTTTCTATCGAAATTTCGGCCAAATGACACAACAGTTCATACCGCGGAAGTGGGTGATGGATGGTGTGCGCGTTGGACTCAAGGTTGAGAAAGACGCGTGGTTGTTCGATGCCCATTTGGACAGTCACAAGAAAGATTTAGTGAAGGTTTTTATAACACAACCTGACCTGGAGAAACTCTATGATTGTCG